GTTAAGACGTGGCTGGGACGCAAGTATAGGAGCGAAAGCAGTTAATACGGGCGGAGGATATACGGTGACAATAACAAACAGCGTTGAATACGCATCATATGTTGAGTTCGGACACAGACAGACTCCAGGAAGATATGTTCCGGCAATAGGAAAATCATTGAAAAAATCATGGGTTACAGGACGGTTTTTTCTAACGAAAGCAGAACTGGAACTGGAAAAGGAATTACTGAAAATAATTGAAAAGAAACTTGAAGCATGGATAAAGGAGGTGCTCGGAGGATGATAAACGACATATTGAATGCACTGACCGGAAAGCTGAAGGAAACATTTGGGATAAAGGTTTACATCAATCAGATACCTCAGAACTTTGAGGAACCCTGTTTCTTTGTTCACGTCATAAGCACTGATAAAACTCAGATTATTGATTTAAGATATAAGGCTGTGACAGTGTTCGGGATTGACTATATAGCCGATGAAAATAAAAAAGATTCAAGGGGAATATATGATGTAATTGAAAAACTTAACAGTATCACTAACCTGATAACGCTCGAAAATGGAGACATCATGAGAGGCACTGAGAGAAAAACTGAAATACAGGACGGGAACATGCACAGTTTTATTCAGTTCAGTTATTTTATCCGTGAAAAAAAGGAAAATGATAAGATGGAAAGTCTTTCGATAGAAGGAGGCATTAAAAAGAATGGCTAAGAAAAATGAAACAAATACAAGCTTTACAAAGGAACAGCTGTACAGTTCGAAAAAATATGAAATGCAGAAGGATATCATTGGAGTAATGCTTGAAGAAGATAAGGAATATACTTTTGATGAAGTGGATAACATTATAAAAGAATTTTTAAAGAGAGAGGTGGAATAGATGGCATACGGAGGAGGTACATGGTTATTTCAGAATAAAGTTTTGCCGGGTACTTACATTAATTTTGTCAGCCTGGCAAGGGCTATCGTATCACTTGCCGACAGAGGTTATGCGGCGATGGCAATGGAACTTGACTGGGGAGTAAACGGGGAAGTGTTCACCGTTGAAAATTCTGATTTTCAGAAAAACAGCCTGAAAATATTCGGATATAGCTACGACCATGAGAAAATGAAAGGTTTAAGGGATTTATTTTCCAATGCAAAGACAGTCTACTGCTATAAGCTGAATGAAGGGACAAAGGCAAGTAATGACCTGGCCACTGCAAAATATTCAGGTGAAAGAGGGAACAGTATTAAAATAACGGTAGCGGCTAACGTTGACGCTCCTACAATGTTTGATGTTATTACTTTGCTTGACAATAAAAAAGTGGACGTTCAGACGGTGAAAACAGCAAAAGATTTAGTCAATAATGATTTTGTAGATTTTAAAACAGGTGCAACGTTAACGCCGACTGTAGCGAAACCGCTTGAAAATGGGACAAACGGAAGTGCAGTGACAGGAACGGAATATCAGAAGTTCCTGGACAAAATAGAGACTTACTATTTCAACACGTTAGGATGTCTTGCAACTGACGAAACAATTAAAAAACTGTACATTCAATTTACAAAAAGAATGCGCGATGAAGTTGGAGCTAAGTTTCAGACTGTAGTCTACAGAGGGGCATATGCAGACCATGAAGGTGTCATTTCTGTTGAAAATAAGACTATTTCCAAGGATGACAAGGAATCGTCAGCAGTGTACTGGGTTACGGGAGCTGAAGCAGGATGTCCTGTCAACAAGTCAGTTTCGAACAAGGTTTATGACGGGGATTTCATGTTTGAATTCAAGGAAAATCAGACAGCACTGGAAAATGGAATAAAAGCAGGAAAATTCCTGTTCCACAAGGCTGATAACAGGCCAGTTGTTCTTACAGACATAAATACGTTCACATCAATCACAGTAGATAAGAATGATGACTTTACATCTAATCAGGTGGTAAGAGTACTTGATCAGATTGCTGTGGACATTGCAAAACTGTTCAACAAGTCGTTTGTCGGAAAAGTGGACAATGACGAAGATGGAAGGGTATCACTTAAAGATAATATCGTTGACCATCACAAGGAACTGCAGAGAGTCAGGGCAATTGAGAATTTTGTTGCCGAAGATGTGACAGTTGAAAAAGGGAAAGATAAGAAATCGGTGCTTGTAACGGATAAGGTCACTCCTGTTGCGGCGATGGAAAAATTATACATGAGTGTCATAGTGGCCTAAGCTAAATGGATAAGGAGGTAAGAAATGAGTACAACAATGAACGGTAGGGATGCCGTATCAGGGAGCATGGGAAGATGTTTTGTCACGATAGAAGGTAACAGATATCTTTTAATGCAGGTTATTTCCGTGAAAGCGGAAATGGAGAAGACAAAAACTAAAGTTCCTATCATGGGGCGTTCAGGAAAAGGGAACAAGGCCACAGGCTGGGAAGGTTCAGGAAGTGCAAAGATGCATTACAACACTTCACTTTTCAGGGAACTGTTGCTGAAATATCAGAACACTGGAGAAGATATATATTTTGACATGCAGCTTGTGAACGAAGACCCTACTTCAACGGTAGGAAGACAGACAGTCATACTGAAAGGATGTAACATAGACGGAGGAACTCTTGCAAGTATAGACGCGGATGCGGAATATCTGGAAGATGAATTTGACTTTACATTTGAATCTTTCGAAATTCCTGAAAAATTTAAGAATTTACCGGGAATGCAGTAATGCTGGGAAATTTTTTCAGCTGGCTGTCAAACCCTGAGGAAGTAGCAGAATTTATAGCAGATACACGGTTGTATCTGCTTATTTTTATATCAATAATACTAATTGGAAAGGTGTTGAAATTAATAATGGATAGTTTAAAAGGATTTTTTAAAGGAAATGCAAAGCAGGTAGAAAATGAAAAAGTTGTAATTTCTGACAGATTTGTCGGGGAGGACGGAAAGCCATTGGAATGGGAAATTAGGGCTATAGGAAATGAAACGGATGACGAACTAAGGAATCAATGTACCTCACAGGTTAGAATTAAGAAAAACGTATACATGCCTAAATTGGACTACACAGAGTATCTTAAAAAACTGCTTGTCGCATGCGTAGTATACCCTAATTTAAATAACAAGGAGTTACAGGACAGCTACACAGTGATGTCATCAGAGGAACTCCTATCAGCTATGCTTTTACCGGGCGAATATAACGCTTTGGCGGAAAAGGTACAGGAAATATGCGGATTTGATAAAGATATCATGGAAGAAAAAATTGAAGAAGCAAAAAACTGATAGAGGAGGATGCAATGGCAGGGTATGCACATTACGCCCTCCACAAGCTTAAAATAATGCCGGGCGATTTTGCAGAGCTCGGTCTCGAAGAAAAAGCATTTATCATAGCAAGCATAAGATTGAAAATTGAAAATGAGAAGAAGGAAATGCAGAAAATGAAGTCCAAAGCAAGGAGGTGATGCTGATGGCAACAATAAGTTCGTCAATACAAATGATGGACAGACTGACTGCTCCTGTGCTTAAGATGGCAAGTGCCATGAGCAGTCTCGTAACCACTATGGAAGCGGCGGACAATAAAAAGATAGACCCGAAGGGGTTAGATTCAATGAAAGATAACATAGCAAGGGCTAATGCAGAACTGCAGAATCTACAGGCAGAACTTGCAGGAGCAGGGGCACAGACACAACAGAACACGGCAAAACAGCAACAGTGGAACAGTTCAATGCACGGCGGAGGTAAGGCAATGAACGGTTTGATAAACAAACTGAAGACTGCCGTCGGAATGTATGCTTTGATTAACGGTGCGAAGAAACTGGTGGGGATATCTGATGAAGTCATGACAATAGATGCAAGGCTTAATCTTATAACAAATACGTCCGCTCAGAAAAATAATCTGAAAAACGCCGCATATCAAATGGCACAGGAGGCGAGAGTTCCACTGAACAGTTTTACAAATGATGTGGCCAAGCTCGGGATCCTTGCCGGGAAGAGATTTTCAAATAACGCTGAGATAATACAGTTCATGGGTAACGCAACAAAAGCATTTAAAGTGGCAGGAACATCCGCATCTGAAACTGCCGGGGCAATGACACAGCTTAACCAGGCACTTGCGTCAGGAGTACTGCAGGGAGACGAGTTCAGAAGTATCAGGGAAAATGCTCCGCTTATCACCCAGGCAATAGCGAAGGAAATGGGTGTATCTCAAGACCACCTTAAAAAACTGGCATCCGAAGGGAAAATAACCGCAGATGTAGTGAGAAGAGCGGTACTGGGAATGACTGATGATATCAATAGGGACTTTTCTAAACTGCCTATGACCTGGGGCGAAGTTTGGATAAAGGCAGGAAACTTTGCACTAAGGGCATTTGACCCTCTGCTGAGAATGATTAATCAGGTAGCAAACAGCCAAAAATTTAAGTCAATGGCAACAAGCATGGCGAGTACATTTGAAATGGTAGCGGGGGTAATGACAACAGTATTTGACAAAGCACTGGAACTTGCGGGCTGGGTTTATGAAAAATGGGATTTAATCAGACCTATAATTGTAGCTGTCGCGATTGCAATGGGGGTATATGCCTTGGCTCAAGGTATAGCAACTCTTGCAATATGGGCTTACAAC